GTACAACTGCGCCTGTGTGTGCGAGTTTTTTACCCACCCCCCTTCTATACGGTAGGGGGTATCGGATTACTGTGGTGGTTTGTTTCCTCTGCGACTGTTGCACGATCTATGAGCTGCAATAAGAGGGCTAGAGGGGTCACCGGGGTAGTAGTGGTCAGCCGTAAAGGGGTCACCCAACCTACGCCCCTGCCCACATAGCCAACACACAGTTGCAGTGTCTCTAACTATCTTTGCTTGTTTTGCGTAGTTTCCTTTGTAATGAGGTCTAGTAGCGTTCCTAGTAGCATCCGCAAGGCGTTGGCAGTCATTGCATAGTGACGGATTACGGTGCAGTGCCTTGCACTTTAGACAAGGTTTATTAAATCCCATTTGCTTTAACGATTACTTTGCCATTCGTATAGGAGCGATACTGGTCTACCGTACCCCTAGTGTTGGGGTCATGCATACTCGCACTTTCAATTGCTCTTAATGCTGAAAAATCGTGGTTTCTATGCCAGCCCGGTGCGTATTGTTTTTCAGCTAATGAACCTAGTGCTAGCTCTGCACCTGATCCAATAGCCCAATAAGGGCTGGCTGTTAGTACGCTCAAGTTCTCGCTGATGAGGAATGCTTTGCCATGCGTGACAAGTAAGGCTTCTGCATCCATCTCTGAATCTTTTATCTTGTTATCTATCAACGGCATAACCTTAACGACCATCCACTTAATCCAGTTGCCTGACTTAACAACGTCTATTGGTGGCTTGGGGTATTCGATTGAATACTGCAACTGATCGCACACTCTTGCGCTTCCGGCTACTCCGATAAGCCATGTGTCTTGCTGAACGATCTTGTGCATGTCAGGGTGAATAAGGTTTGACGTTATGCCTTGGTCTGCCGTTAGCGTGGCAAAGTTGTTGCCTGTTGTTGTGATGATCGTGGTCATAGCTTTAGTCCGTCTGTTAGGTGTACGCCGTATCTAACTAGGTCAGCTGCTGATTGCATCCCGGCTAAGTATTCATTGGTAATAGATGAGTCACCCAGTACGCGATAGGCAGCCATTGCTTCTATCTCTGCATCTAAGACGGATGCTATCGCCATGCGTGTAATCCCTACGCTTAGGCTCATACGCTTGATGCTGGCTTCTAGCTTGTCAATGTCTGCTTCTGGCTTGTTCTTTAATGCTGACCGCACTAGGTCGTTGTGAATCGTCACGCCAACAGTATCTGTCCAGTTCATGCGCTTAGTCTATTAAGGTCTAAGACTTGATTTGTCTATTGACACGTTGGCTGCTTGTAAGCATTCCCAGTAACTCTCGTGGTCTTGTGTATCACAACCAGCGCGACAGATGCCATTAGGTTCAGTCATTAGTCATCCCAACTATTCTTTAGCCAGCCCTCAGCCTTACCTTGTGCCGGGTTCTGAGTTATGTAAGTGTGGCAAGGTCTGCACAACAGCGCAAGGTTATCTTTGTCCACAATGCTTCCACCTCTAGCGCGTGTCTTGATCTCATGTACGTCTGTTGCATAAGCAATAGCGCAACGCTGACAAGCAGGGAAGTCCCGTAGCAACTCTTGGACTAACTTACGCCGTTGAGTTGCGTACAGGCTTTCCATCTTTTTAGAGCGTGGTCTTATTGGCTTAGTCATTAAACGGTAAGTCCCTAACCTTGCCTATGCAGTGTTGTTTCATTACCTGCATTGCAACGTGAAGCGCAGGTTCTTGATCAGTAATCTTTATGGCTTCAAGAGCTTCAATGATTGTTTCTCTGTAAGCAATAAGGCTCTTGTTGCGATAACAACTTGGGCATTGGTGCAACACGGTTGGTGGATCAGTTTTGTAGTCGTGGACTTGCCACCAGCCATCCCCAATCGAGGATGACCGGGGGCAGTAGCCACACTTATTTGTCATCAGTGAACGGCTTACTTAGTTCATCTGTGTATGCGTATTCACGGTCTAGCTTTGCAAAGATTGGCTCTAATGAGTCACCCTCATCGTTAAGGTGTACAAACTCCATCTTGCTGTGGTGCAATGCTAGGCGATAGCCTGCGAGAAACGTCACTATTGTCACTGTCACTACTGATAAAACTAAGGCGATAATCATAACCAAGGGTCACTTTCTGGTGCTGTTGCTTTTGCTTTGGATGCCTTGACCACTGCTGCAATTTCATCAGCTGTAATCTCAACGGTTGTACGCTCAACGCCGTTCTTGTCCTCGTACTTTACTACTTTGCACTTACCTACAACTAGGATCGGCTGACCCTTTTTGAATGTGTCTACTGCTGACTCAGCTAATCCACGCCATAAAACAATGTCGAAGTAGCTTGTGTCACCGTCTGACCATGTGCCGTCTTGTGCTTTCTTGCGCTCATTACAAGCAATGCGCATCTTGCAACGGCTTACGCCTGATGCAGTTACTTGGAAGTCTGGCTCAAAGACCAGATTTCCAGATGCTGTGATTGTTGGTAGTGCCATTAGATTGCTCCTGCTTCTCTTAATCGCTCACGGTATGTGCGCGAATTCTTTGCTTGATTTGTTTCTTGTTGGAAGTGATGTTTGTATTCCTCATCTATCCGTATTGGTGTGATGCCAAAGAACCTGCGTAAAGCTACACGTTCCTTGTCTGATGTTCCTGCCCACCAACCCTCGACCTTTACCTTTAACGAATAGTCAAGGCAAGCATCAAAGATTGGACACCGTAGGCAAGTCTTTTTAAGTAAGTCCTCGATCTTGGGACTTATGTTGTTAGTTGGAAAAAATAGTTCTGGGTCTAACCCAATACAAGCTGCGCCCTCTGTGTTAAACATCCTGCACCTCGCTTGCAATGATCTGGCAACCTATTCTGTCTGTGGCGTATTGCTTAGATGCGCTCACAGCTATAACCAAGGCATCGTCTGTGTATAGTCCACCAGTTGTGAGTCCGTCAAAGGTTGAGCGAATCAACTTATCTAAATCAGGCTTAACACTTGGCCACTTACGATTGACGGTCTTAGGTCTAGGCAAGTGAAACACCAGTGCGATCTCTACCGGGGTAGTCAATGTCCACTGTTCTGCATTGGGCCATTTACTAGCTCGATACTCTTGGGTTTGCGTTGCTACGGCTTCGCGCCAAGGCTTAACCTTTTTGCTTGACTCAACCATAACCACGCGACCATTCTTTACAAAGCCATTCTTAGAACCTTGCGGTGCTGGCTCGCCTTCAACGAAATAACTAATCATTCCAAGTCACCTTAGTTGCGCCGTTCATGCTGATAAATGCGTTCTCACGTTCTACAAGTCCACCGTTAATCGTTGCCTGAGTAGCTGTAACTTCATATCTGATATCTGGCACATACGTTCCGTCTTTTGTAGTAATGAATTGCATTAGTAAAACATCATCTGGAATTAAATACAGAAACCCTATGAAAGGAACTCCTAAAGCTAGTGCTGCCGATCTTCCGCTTTCTACTTTGCTTCTAGTTATTAGCCACTCTTTATTCCAGTTGCAGAGTTGCCGGTATGTCATGTTGCGCGACTTCTGCTCAACTACTCCAACAATGTCGCGCCCATTGACAATGACTGCATCTACGGCTGCGCTTGAATCTTTAGGTGTCTGGGCATAAGTCATCTGAGGATACTTGTTCTCAAACAACCAGACTGCTCGCTGTTCGTACTCTAAAGACTTTTGACCACGTTTTGTATTTACATCTAAGTTAGTCATCATCTACTACTAACCTCAACTTAGCTACTAAAGCATCTTGTTGCTCTTGTAATTGGCGCGGTAAGGATTGCGCGAAAGCCATGATCAGCATTCCAAAGAATCCACCTAGCAGGAATAACACTGCTCCTAATACAAAGCTCATGCGCCTAACTCAACTTTCTTGTTGTCAAAGATCAGCCGTAGATTGCGCTTCTCTGCATCGGTGAATGCGCCACCCTGAATAAGCGGTACGACCTCAGTTAGTTCAATTAGTGATCCAGCGTTACCGATTCGTTCAATCATCTTCTGAGTAGTTGTGCTTAGTTCTTTAGTGGCTTTAGGTGCTGGCTTACTTTCACCGGGTGCTTCCTTTGCCCAAAGATCAAGTGCAACACCAAAGCGCATTGCTGCATTCCTGATTGCGTTACCGATTGCGCCCTTAGTCATGTCAAACTTGTCGCGCCCCTGTGGTTCACCGTAGCCATAGCGAGTGACACCGCAGATAGTTAGTTCAATCCATAGACCGCCGTTCGAGTCAAACGCTGGTAGTCCTGCATCTGTAAACGCTAAAGGCTTCCAAGTCCACAACGGGTCTACTTGTAGCAAACGATCTGTAACCCATGCGTGACTGACGTAATCTAATTGCAAACCGCCAGTTGGTAGCTTTTGAATCTGCTCTTTAGGAAACGGTGCGCGTAACGCATCCTGTTGTTCTTGTTTCATGCTTTGTTCCTGTTCTCTTGTATGTTTTGAAGTTTGCTTACGAGTGTGTAGAAGTCTTGACGGCTCATCTTGGTCGTGTCAAAAGGTCTATCAAGAAGGGCTGACATAAACTCAACCTGATGCGCTGGATGTGTGATGCCTAGGTATTCAAGCATCTTTCTGATCTTGTGCTTCTCATCTAGTGATGCGCGTTCCATTGAGAAAGGTACGAAACTCATTAGTTACCACCTAACGCAAACCAAGTGCCAACGAATAGAACCCAACCTGCACCTACTACGGCTATTGCAGCTAGTAGGTTGCCAATAAGTCTTGCGCGTGGTGTCCAGTTCCAATTACGCATTATGCGCTCACCTCGTAGCACTCGTTGCAAAAGTCCTTAGTAGCAAGAGTTAAAAGTTCTTTTCTTGTTTGAGCTTCTACCAAAAAGCCATGCTCTGTACAAACGGCCATGTACTTCCAGCTTGTATTGCTTTTATGTGCCTTGATAATTTCTGGTTTCATTGCTTTGTTTCCTTCGCTTCTCTTAGAACCTTTTGGGTTCTTCCTTATGTGTATAACGTTAGCGTATGTGCCAGACAATTTCTACCATTTAAGCTATTTATTTATAACGTTTCTATAACGTGTCGTTCGTACACTTGTTCTAATTTGTGTAGGCAAAAACCCTTAGAAACCGCCGTTTTTCTAGTTTGTCCTTTGGAACCTTGCCAGACTTGCTTAGTTTGTAACGCTCATCAGGTGTCATCCCACCCCACATACCCCATTTCTCGTCTAGCCCGATCTCTAGGCAGAAGCCCACAACTGGGCATTCTTCACATAGACGTTTAGCTGTGGCGTATAGGTGGGGTTCGTCATTCTCTGGAAAGCAAGTATCCGGGTGTGAATCTCTACAAGCTGCGGAGTACATCCATGAATCTGGAGCAGTACAAATCAGGCACATTCCTGAATCTAGCCACGCTTCATGGTCGCAATCTTTGAGCATCCATCTATTATGGTCGCTTCAGTCCTAATTCCACGAGTTTGGCTCGCACATCATCTGGCATACCTTGCGACTTAGGGCTTGTGCCAATAGCTCGCACGTTGTCTATTTCGTGTTCGCGTGATCTATGACTTGTCCACATTGCGTTTAAGTGTGCCGGCATAAGTGAATCAGTTGAGTTCTTGTAGTGCTTGCCAACTGCATCACGCGCAAACTCAAAGTCCATAGTTTCGCTCAGTGCTAATGACCAGCCTTCAACCTTTGCCCTAAATCCTGCTTCATCAGCTGCACCGAGTCGGGCATCTATCGCCATTGCAACGGCTAACACTTTGCCTACATCTGCTTTGTTCATTATTCGAGTTCCTTTGTTTCGTTTTCTAGGTTCTTAAGCCAGTCCATTGTCTTAGTGAACTTGCTTTGCTTGGTGTTGCGCTGTGCTGCAAGTCGTAACTGGTCGTATTGCTTACGCAGTTTGCCGGGACTCATAATGTTGCCACGCCAGAAGTCATCTGCCTGACACCACTCAATCGCTTTGGTGATCTGTTCCCATGAGCGTTGATCTATTCGGTGCAGTCGTTCCATGTCACTTAGCCATTTGTCATTGACAGTTGGTCTGCGTGAACCATTGGCTTCGATCAAGTCAGCTAGCAAATTGCAAGCCTGAATAACCTCGTTGTCGTAGACACGAGTATTTAAGGATGGTTCTAAGGATGGTTCATGGATGGTTAGGGTGAACCCTGCTTCACCCCGTTGCGTAGTGGGCTTCACCCCGTCAGTGCGCTGTGCTTCACCCCGTTCTGCATCCCGCTTCACCCGGTGCTTAGTTGAGCCGTCACATTGTTTAGGGCAACGCACAAGAATTTCGTAACGGTTAGGTCTGCGATCACTACGAGTTTCAGCATTGCCACCTTTATTAACGTGGCACACAATTTCACCCATGTTGATTAGTTTTTGAATGCACGTTTGAACTGAACGCTCACTAATGTTGGCGTATTTTGCAAGCGTTGTTATTGACGGCCACGCTCCACCATCGCCTTCATGGTTTGCGATACCAAGTAGAACTAATTTGTCCGAGCCACTAGCTCGTGAATGATGCAGACATGCTGCAATGGATTCGATACTCAAGGGGTATCAAAGATAGACTTGTGCATTAAGCACCTCCAACTAGGTGTTTGAATAGGCTCACGTTGTCGAAATGGCGTGAGCCTATTCCTATTCTACTACTAAAGGTTTTCTTGGAACTCGACTTTAGACCATTTGAGGCGCAAGGCTTCTGCTACTGCTTGACGTTCTATCTCTGGCAGGTTGGCGATCTCGTCAAGGCTAACTTCTACCATTTCAGAACCGCACAGGAACTCTAGAACTGCAACTATTACAAGCTGGTGTTCGTCAAACTCTGGCTCATCTATGTTGTCAATAACTTCCCAAACCTTAGCCCAATCAACCGGGGTAACTGCATCGTGATTTGCAAATAGTTTGTGGTCTGCCATCCAAGTTGTTTGAACTAACTGTTCGCTTGGTGTTCTCATTGCTTTGCTCCTGTCATTAGTTCTATTGCTGATCTGATCACTTGACTTACATTGGCGTTATGTTGATGCGCCCATTGTCTAACTGCAAGCATCTGCTCATTGTTAAGCCGCAATGCAATTAGATTCTCTTTCGTTTCTTTCTGTTCGTCAGCCATTGCTAACCCTTCCTAGTTGTTGTCCTATTGACTCAATTACGTTTACTGTTACTGCGTTGCCCATTTGCCGGTAACGCTGCGAGTCTGATTGTGTATCAGTCCATCCATCAGGGAAGCCCTGTAAGCGTTCACATTCCATAGGAGTCAAACGGCGTACTTGCAATGGTTCAGCTATAAAAGTTTGTGCGTGATGTGACTGCACACTTGGTTGTAATGCTTGCAATGCTCTCGCCTGTTCTATTTCTGTTGCGCTGAAATTGTTTGCTGTCGCATCTTCACGAATTGAGTAAGCGATAGCAGGCACATTGCCGCCACCAGTTCCCCAACGCTGAATAACTGTCTGCATAGTTTCTTGATCTGTCACGCGCACGTCACCTACTCTTGTTCCGTCAATAATTAACACCGTTGCTCTACTCTCTCCACCATTATCAAAAGCATTTAGGGTAGTAGTTACCCCCCCCCGCTTCCATGTTTCGTCATCGTGTTCGTTTTGCGCTCTACGAGCTTTAACAAACCACAATTTTGTTATCCCCGACATACTGATTGCTTATCCCTTTTGAGTCACTAGCGCATAAAGTCCCAACAATTTCTGAACCTAAGACTGGACTAGCAGTGAGTCGCTCCCCCCCCCCAATGCTCCGCCAGAAACGGTTAAAGTTGCAACTCTTCCTTCTTTGTATCCTGCAAAGCTAGATTCGCCGTAGATTCCAACGCTTGCTGAAGCGGTTCTGGAAGTGTCTTGCCCCTCTTGTTGGCTCGCCTGAGTATTCCTTGTGCTGCTTTCGCACTTAGAAAGTATTTCTCTAAAGGGTTTTGTTCCAACACTTGCGATAACAAAGACTCTTCTACGGCGTTGGGGGACTCCGAAGAATTGCGAATCAAGCAAACGCCATTCGATGTTGCTATACCCTGAGTCGGCCAATGCAGAGAGGACTGCTCCGAAGTCGCGACCTTGATTGCTTGAAAGAAGTCCCGGCACATTTTCCAAGAGGATAGTTTCTGCTTTGGTATGCGTTGCGAAACGCAAAGCGTCATAGAAAAGTCCACTTCGTTTGCCAGATAAGCCAGCCCGCTTTCCTGCAACAGAGAGGTCTTGGCAGGGGAATCCGCCACAAACAAGGTCAATGTTTCCTGTGAGTCCAATTTCATCAGCCCAATCTATTGCTGTTGTTACGTCATCGTGCTTTGGCACGTTAGGGAACTGCAACTTAAGCACAGATCTAGCGTGTTTATCTATTTCAACTTGACCAACGCAAGTGTGACCTGAGCGTTCAAGCCCTAAGTCGAATCCACCTACGCCAGCGAACAAGGATACAAACTTCATAAGCTGAGGTTATACATAATGTCTAACAAACGCCAACAGGCGCGCCGACAAATGTAAATGCCACCCGACAAAGCATAAGCAGGTGGCATTTACGGTTTAGGGATTACCTAAAGCTGCGCAAGTTTCCCTAACCTAGCACGAAGATGTGCCAAATACACAATCGCATCATCTAGTTCTTCAAGCGTTTCTAGCACGATCTGCTCGCCTGATTTCGTTTCAATACTTTGTTCTGTGCCGCGTGAGTATTGCTCGTCACCTGTACCCATGATGCGTGATCGTAAAGACTCAACGCACCGCGTAACTTGTTCAGCTAGTTCTTCACTTGTCATGGACTAACCGCACTTCACTACACAAGCGACAAGTTTCATAATCGCCTTCTGTTGATTTAACGTAGAGCCAATCGTGGCTACAAGATTTTGGCATCATCCCACCTACCTTGTCCGACTGTTAGCGTAAGCATTCCTGCTGGTGCTGCTTGACCTGATGAGTTCTCAAACCAAGTTGAGCCACCGTCAAGTGCTGGTGCTTGAATCCAAGTCTTGCGCCCTGACTGCTCAATTCGCAAGTGGTGATAATGGCCTGTAAGAAGCAACGTAGCTTCACCAATGTCTTGTTGTCCGTGTGCCATGTTCTTCCACCACTCAACTGCCTTACCCCGGCATTGGTGACCATGAGCTAGTCCAACAACTGTGCCAGCCATATCCAGAGTCACCGTCAAGGTGTCGTATTTAGGGAACACAAAACTAACGTGCTTGTAGTCGGGATGATCTGCCAGCGCATCAGCTACGGCTGAAGCTGCATCTAGAGCAAACGAATCGGTGTATGTCGTAGCCATTGAGTTTCCAACGCGCACCGCTTCATCGTGATTACCGGGAACGCAAGGCACAATCACGCGATCAGCTAGTGGCGCGAAGGTCTTGACCATGTGCAACAGCAACCTGCGATAGACACGAATCTGCGCAGTTAGGTCTAGATCAGTTCGCCAGATGTGCTTGCCGCCTTGCGAGTTCATGCCTTCAATGCAGTCACCTAGCTGCGGTAGGTAGATCGTTCCAATGTCCCGCCCTGCCTTGCGCAGTTCTTTGAGTCTGGCAACGGCTAAGTCTGTCTTGTGTAATACGTTTTTAATAATGCCTTCAGAACCCTCACCGTCAATCTTTCCTACTTGGGTGTCACTAAGTACCACAACATAGGCAATCGAGCCTGTGCGTGGCTCTGTGGGCTTCCTAGAGGTACTGCTGGGCTTCCACTTCGCAACTATTGCAAGTAGATCGTCAACTGGAACGTAATGTGTACCACCATGTGGAACGAACGTGGCTCTAAATGACTCAAGCCATTCGCCATCCCAACGCTGCCACTTGCTACGGCGTAAACCTGTGATGCGCCACTTAGCAGGGTCAAGCTCGAACTCAGCTAGTAGTTCAGCGTGATCAGGCTCATCACCTGCTGGTCTTGGGACTGAGCGCAGAACGCCACCGCTTGAGTCGTACTCAATGCCGGGTTCAAAGCCTGCTGGAATAGATTTAGCAACGCGCTTGCGCTGTTCGTCATCACCTAACTTTGATAGATCATCTGTAAGGCTCATGGGCATTTACATCCTTCCGCATTTGTGTTGCGGTTGCGGTGTCTGTTTATTGTTTGTCGGCTTATCTTGTAGCCGTTCTTGTTTAGAATCATTGCTAGATTCGTTGGACTTGAATCAGGGTCATCTAGTGCTTTGTTTAGTGCTTTGGCTTCTGGTGCATTAAGGGTCTTGATTATTTCAGCAATGCTGCAATTAACTTTCTTATGTCTTACGTTTTCTAGATCGTCAAGTAAGGCCATTGTGACCACCTTTCGTCTAGATAAGTCTAGAGCGCAAGTACGTCAGTTTGTTGCTTTCTTGGTGCGTGTCGGTTTAGTAACCATTTCTTCTATGGCATTTAAGCGATAGTCAAGGTCACCAATGCGCGACTCAATACGGTTTACTGTGTTTGCTATATCTGGGAGCGCACGACCACCATTACTATCTGGGTGAATTGGATAAGTAGCCGTATCTATGTAAGCCTTAATAGGTTTAACAATGCCCCACTTGATACTCATACCAAATAGGACAGCGATAGCAGTTAAGGCTGCTGCGTATTGACCTAGTTCTATAAGTCCCATGACAACTTACTTTTTCTTTTTGACAACAGGTGCAACAACTTTAGCTGTGACCTTTTTTGTAACTGATACTTTCTTTGCGCCAATTAGAGCTGCTGGGTCAAGGTCTGTGCCTGAACTCCAATGAGCCTTCGAGCGAAGCTCTGCGTGAAGATGTGGGCCTGTGCTGTTGCCAGTGTTACCAGACTTAGCAATGACTTGACCTTCTTTAACTTTGTCACCGGGCTTAACAAGGGTGCTAGAAAGATGCGCATAGATGAACCAACCGCCGTCTAATTTTTGAACTAACTGTGTGCCGTAGGACTTGCCCCATGTAGCAGGGTCAATAACGCCGTCAGCTACTGCAAGAACATCAGTGCCAACTGGAACTGCGTAATCTACTCCTGTGTGGTAACCCTTAGACCACCACTTCCCAAGCTTCTTATATGGTGTGCTTGGTGTCTTGCCTGCGATTGGTGAACCCATTGTTAATCCTTATCGTCATCTTGTCGTAAGGGTAATGTTACCAGCCAGACGAATGCACCGATAACAATGATGTACCCCGTAACTGTACGAGCTGAACCAGTCAATGTTGCATAGGCAATAAGTAAACCTACGAACGTATAAGTTTCACCAGTAATCTCACGCAGGTATCTCTTTAACCACTTCATTTTATTTTCCTAACTTGCGCTACCTGTGTCACAACGACTGCTGCAACTACTGTGTTCTGTGATGTTTCGCGTTCCTCTGGTGTCATGTCTGCACCTACGTTCACGAATGCTTTAAGTGCTTTTGCAGGATCGTTGAGAATTGCACCTATAACTTCTGCGCCTGACTCAAAGATTTCTATTGCATCTGCTATCTCAGCAGTTAAGACAACGCCGTTCTCTAAAGTTACTGGTTGATCTGGTGGCAAGTCCTCATAATCAAGCCCGGCTTCCTGCAAGGCTTCAAAGGTAATTGGCTCACCAGCAAACTCAGTAACCAGCGCATCAGCTACAAGTTCACGTTCTGCGTCTGTAAGCACACCGTCAGCTAAAGCATCTTCTATAACTACCTGCGTTACTTCCTCAACCGTTGGCTCAGAAGTTGGCTCTAAATTTGGCACTAAATCTGATGCTGTTGGTGTCGGCTCTACGACAGGCACAGGAGCAATCTCAGACACGCTAGGGGTAGGTGTTGGCGTTGGCTCAGGTGTTGGCTCTAATGTTGGTTCTAGAGGTGATTGAGATGAGTCATTGGGTTGTTCAGGCTCTACTGTTGATTGAACTGGCGGTGCTGGTGGTTGTGATGGCAGTGCTGGTAGTTGTGTCTGCGTTGTGGTTGGTGTGGGTTCTGGGGTCGGCTCTTGTGGAATTACTGGTGCAGGTTCTTGCGTAGGTTCAGGCACTGGCGTTGGCTCTGGGTTCAGGCTTGGTACAACGCTTGGGACTGGCTCAGGTTCTACGCTTGGAGTTGGCTCAGGGGTCGGTTCTAAACTTGGCTCTGGTGTTGGTACAACTGGCGGTTCAGTAAAGCTGCTAGGAGTTGGTGCAGGTGTTACTTCAACAGGAACGCCACCGTCACCAACATCAAATGCCCCAGCAATCGTTACAACTGGTGTGCCTTGCTCATAACGAATGCCACGCCTTAGATCAGCAGGCAACCAGCCAAAGGTAGTAACTTCACCATGCCAAGTTCCATTGGGGTACTTGTTAATCACTAGACGTATCTGTGTTAGGTCACCTTGCGACTGTGGGTATGGGCGCAGACTCCACTCAACGCATAACGTGTTAGCAGTTGAGCCAAATGAAACATAAGCACCCTGCCCAAATGTCACCCAGTCGTAACCTGCAACTGAAACACTTGGGGTCTGTGGGTAATCGTTAAACGTAGCATCAGGCTGACCAAAGGTAAGAGTGCCGTTAGTGGTCACAAAGACGTTCTCGTATTCCGTAAGCCCTAGCTTTAGCGTGAATGGCAAGTTGGCAGGATAAGCCGTGTCATCGTGACCGGTGTAGCTGTAAGTATTACAAACAACATCTGCCTTAGCAGGTGTCGCATACATAAATGCTCCGACAAGTAGCGCAGTTAGGGCAACCCTGATGCGCTTCATTTACTTTTTGCCGTTGGCCTTACCAAAAGATTCGTTGATCTCATCTTCATCAAGTTTGCCGTCTGCAATGTAGGCACGAGCTAGACCCTCAAGCACAATAGCCACGCCAAGGATTGCAGCCATGCTTGCTGACTTCCACAACTCAACACCGATGATCGAACCAGCACCGATTGTTCCCATAACGGATGCAACTACTACTGCAACCATGCGAGTAATTATATCTTTGACTTGCTTGCGCTTCAATGTAACTCCAAAAGATTTAAGCGCAGGGTGTTAGAACAAGTTTACTATTAGAAAGAAACTTCGGGAACTTCTGGATCAGGTCGAAGGTCATTGCCAATCAGAATTGTTTTGCATCCACCGCACATAGCAATTTTGGTATTGCCTAAAAAGTTGTATTCAACGTCTTTGTTGTCGCAGTCATTAGAATCGCATTTGAAAGTGACCATGTTACACCGACTGATAAGTAAACTGGCAAGCAAAAAACTTGCCTGATGGGGATGACCAAGCAAATGGAACAGTTGAGCTAACGTCTGTTCCAGCTAAATAAGTTCCAGCCGCGTTTGCAGCTTGTAGTCTAAATTCTGTCGCAACATTAAGACTTACGACTAAACCGTAATTGTAAACTGAACCGCTGTAAAAAGATACTGCTCCTACTGGTTGCTGTCCGACTGTATTGTAACCAGACCAATTAAAAGGTACAGAAACCGCTAAAGGCCCAGTCATTGTTGAAGTGCTACCCAAAATACACAAACCTTTAACATGAACAGTCTTACCTATTTGAGAATAAACAAAATCCACCGAGGCGTTTCCAAGTGTTACACCAGAAATTGTTGGCGTATACGCTTTCCACGCGCCAACAGGCAATGCAGAAACCCACGCTGAACCGTTGTAGTAATCAAGTTCATCATCATCAGTAGTAACTGCAAACATACCCTCAGACGGAGTAGGAATTGCAGATGAACGTGCAGCCGTACCACCAAAGACCATAACGGATTGCTCCATTAGGTACGAATTCACGTCAGAGGCCGTTAAGGTCTCCCCTGCGGTAAAAGTTTTCTTGCCAGCACCAGCCATTGTTTTACTCCTGTGTTTTTTCTAGTTTACTTGCTTAAACAAGACCAATATCTTTGATAATGATGCAGCCGTCATAGACACCATTGGATGCGGTAAGACCATTTGTTGTTGCTTCAACGGATAAAAAAGGAACAAATGCCGTACTTCCTAAATTAGCAACTTGTGTCTTGGTAAATGAGCCACCAATACCAGCAGTTACTGTACTGAAAAGACCTGAGGAAACAACTGCACCAGCAAGACTATCTTTCCTTAATCTTATGATTATGTTTCCAGCCGTTGTTGTTTTTATCAACGAACCGATTGAATAAGTAATTTCGTATAAACGACCTGTAATAGGAGTGAATGATGCAGCAGTAAAAAATCCAGTTTCAGCAGTTGTTGTTAAATTAAGTGCAGCACTTGTATTGACTACATATCGCACAACACCTCTCGGTGCAGGACCATTAGATGCAATTAGATAACTCTCAATTGCTTCAATCGCATCGTTAGCGTTTGTATGTTGGGTTGAGTGACTAGGCAGGTTGAGAGAATCGTTAGCCGTTGGATTAGTAAAGTTGTCCACGCTAGTTGGAAAGTTAGTAGCCAATTTAATTCCTTTAGAACGCTAGTATGTAGCCGAATTCCTCTGTACCATCGTATCGTACAAGGTCATCATCGTAGGAAGTGCCAATGTCATCGTATAACGGCAACGCTCCACCAAGTCTGCCATAGATAGGATCATCAAGAATAAGTGGGAAGTCCTGCACAGAACCAAAGTCGAAGGTGACTGTATGAGTGTCAATCCCAATCGTGTGCTTAATGCCTGTGACTAAGCCGTATCTGTCAATGGCATCGCCTATGCCGTTAGGGGTAAAGATAATTTTGAGTACGTCTTGGATTTCAACGGCTAGAAGTTCTGATTGGTCTGATGTGTTTTTGTCGTGCAGGTTTACGCGCAAGCTACTAAAACGCAGCTCTGGCTGATCGTAGCGACCTAGAAGATAGTTGGCTAGAAGTAGAGAATCGTCATCATTGGTAAGTAGTAGCCCGTCTAAGGATAAAGTCTGCACACCATAGATTGCTTGTGATGCTGGGTTATCTACTGCCTGTGGACTTCCACCTTCACGAGTTATGATCACGCGGTTGTAAAGGTTCTCTGAGCCGTAGACAACTTCAATGTCTGAGTAGCCAACCGACTCTGCGCGTTCATCGTCAGCAAAGATCAGGGTATCTACTAGCGGTGGAATTGTAATACGGTCACGGAATGTAAGCGCACCAGACTTAGACATAAACAATGCGCCGGGTTCTGTGGACTCGATGAGTTGTAGGTATTGCAGAACATTGGTGTTCTCTGCCACTGTGTCGGCTTGCAGTGTTTCTTGTCCTGCATCTATGTCGCGCTCACCAGCAGGCCAAGCTACTTCTGGTCGGTTAATAATAGCTTCAATACGCGAACCAGATAACTGTGACACGTTTGTAAACTCTGGTAACTGAGTAGCTGACAACTGCAAGAAACCATCTATGCAACTGATTGAAGCAAATGACTTACCGCCTAGCTCGTAGGTTAAATCCCAATCATCTATGTAACCAGTGAACTGACGTATGCCGTTGGTTTCAATAACCACTTGCTTACGGGGAAGAATCTGTGAAAAGAATGGACTGTCAGAGTAGAACGGGTCAAAGGTTCTATCGTCATTGTGCAGGGTCACGGATGCGTTGCCTGCGGTGAAGCGGTCTAGTTCCCTAGACTTGCCACGAGAAATAGATACAGAAGCCACATAGTTAGTGACATCAACCAGAACATCGCCACCAAGAACAAACTCGGAATCAAGAACGCCACGAACTGGATCGTTAAGTACGAAGTACGAACCACCTGATGCAGTGAGGTCAAACGCAATAAATACTCGTGTATCTGGATTAGCCATTTACGCGCTCGCAAAGACCGGGCCACTTGTGCGCTCATATCTCTTAATAGCATCCACAATGTCACGACCTATTTGATTTCCGTCTGCTCCCATACCTGCGTTTACGTTGATCGTAATGTTGTTACTCATGCCAGCATTGCGACCTGATAAAGGTATGACTGCTTCTGGGCCTGCTTCACCAATCATGGCAAGGGTTGGCTTGTTTACAATTCCACCCTTGGCTAACTTAGGAACACCCTTGAGTAGCGCATTAAGTTCTTTAACCTGATCTGGTGTTAATTTGCCTTTGTTCAGAGCTTGTTGCAACTTGGCTGGCAAAGCAATCGCACCACCGGTCAAGCGGAATCCAGCTTTTTCGACAGCAGCAATAATTCCATTAACTAATGCTTGTCCCTGCGTGATACCTGCTTGATAGAAAGAATTTGCAGCATCAGTGCCTAATGCAGTAGCAGCACCTTTCACGCTGTTTAACAGAGTGTTGGTTTCTGTTATAGCAGAAGAACCACCAGCAATAAGTTCATCGGCAATTGCAGTTCCAGCCTCTGCTCCAGCTGCTAAGACTTGATCTATACCAGATTGTGATAGACCCATAGAAATAAGTTTTTGAACTTTGCTAGCAAAGCTAACTGCTTGTGCAGCTTGATCTCTCATAACCTGCAAAAATGTTTTTTTGTTTGCGGTAGCCTTTGCATTTTCTTCTTGTGCAGCAGTTAATCCTTTTAAGGCATCAGCAATCTTTTCTACATCTTTAGGGTCTTTCAAAGCATCATCGTATTTAAGTTGCGCTTCAGCCAATTTTTCAGCAGCATCTTTGGCGTTCTTTTGAGTATCGGTAAAACCATTCAATGCAGACGTAAAAGAAAACTGGCTAATGATTGCATCTTTAACGCTGTTTTTGTAATCGGCATATGCTTGTCTAGCTGCTAGTAATTTTTCACGGGCAGCCTCTAATTTTTTATTCATTCCGTCTAGTGCTTTAGTTGCAGCAGCAGAAGATTTTGTAACAAGTTTTAACATTGCATCAGCAGCTTTCTTAGCAGCTTCAGCAGCTTTCTTAGCAGCAGCAGTGTTAGCCTTTTCAACAGCCTTAGCAGCAGCCTCAGCAGCCTTTTGAGCAGCAGAGATACCAGTACCACTACCACTGGAACTAGAAGTTGCAGTTGCTCCCGGAACTGCTACTGGTGCGTAGACAGGAATATTCCCTCTTTTAACATCTAAGATGCCAGCATTATCTAAAGAATCAGCAACCCTAGTTGCAGCCAACTGCATGGCATTGAGCGTGACAATGTTGCCTTTTATTTTTTCGTTTGTTAGTTCAGCGACCTGACCAAATCTAGTCATGGCTTTAACGCCATTAGATTCCATGAAGGTTATTGTTTTATCGGTTGCTTCAGCTGCAATCCGCATGTCAATAAATTTGCCTACTAAGAAACCAGCTGCAACGATTAGCGCACCAATACCAGTGCTAATAAGTGCGCGTTTCATAACACCGGCAGCAATTTGTGTAGCCGTTGCAGTTGCTCCAATGGAAGCTGTAACTGCAACCCAAGATGCTTGTAATCCAAGAACAATAGGAATAACAATCCTGATGCCAATAAATACAAGAATCAAATCTTTAACAGCTTTGGCCGTTCCATTTAGATTAGTTATTACGTTTGCAATCTCTGTGGCTATTGCCTTTAATCCACCCTCAGCACCTTGTAATTGAATTGCTTTAACAACACGCTCAATAGCAGGTAAAAGTTTTTCATTAAAAGCACTAACTACTGACAAAACTGCTGGTAGTAATGCTTGACCAAATCCAGCCTTGGCATCCTCTAAACCTGCTTGCAAGAATTTAAGTTGGTTAGCAAGTCCGTCAGATGTACGAGCTACGTCACCCTGCGCAAGTGCGCTATCTTTTAAGATCAACGCATAAGCAGCCTGAGTCTTGATCGCTTGAGGTAACACGCCCTTTGTGGTTGTAATAAGACCATCTGCCAGAGCCTGCTCTTTTAATCTTGCTTCATTGAGTGCAATACCAAAACGCTTTAGCGGTTCTGTTTCCCCGGATAAACCTGAGCGCAAAGCAAGCAAAGCATCTTCAATAGGTACGTTGTTAAACGATGCAAGATCAGCAGCAAGGGTTACGAGTGCTTGTGACATTTTCGCAGACTCTTGTTCGCTGATACCAAAAGCGCGGAACAAGTTGCCGTAAGTGCCAGCAGCTTCTAGTGCAGCTTGTTGGCTTACGCCTAAAGCCCTAGCAGTTGTTTCAGACCACTGTTGAATCTGTTGAGCATTCTTACCAAAAACTGTATTTGATTTAGCAATAGATTCAGAAAGATTAGATGCAGACATAACCGCAGACTGCAAGCCACGAGTAAAGGCAACAACAGAAACACCGGCAAGGGCATTACGCATCAAGTTAGAGCTACTTGATACAGACTTTCCTAATGCGCCAGCATCATTCCGTAATTTTTGAAATGATCTAGAGAGGTCAGTAGTGTTGCCCGTAAATTTTACTTCATAGGACTTACTCGCCTGTGCCACTAAGACTCCTAAGTGGCAGAAGCACCTGCCATTAACTCTAGAAACTCACGGCGAATGTCTAGCCGTATTTCCTTTTGACTCATTCCATTGTACCTAGAAACGTCAATGTCCTTAAATTCTATTTCACACTTGGTGCATACCTTTGTGAGTGTGCATCTGCATTCCCACTTGTCTACTGGTCTTTGTGTTTCACGCTTAGTGATAGTTACAGGTGGTCGGTCTGTATAGCGATGCTCAGGTGCTTGCATAATCTCGCCGTTGCCACGAATAGTCTGATGCTCTGAATTAGGTGCGTGTTGTGGTGCAAAGAAGATACGGGCTGGGTCGCTAGTCTGTGGATCGCCAACAATGTCTAGGAACTCGTGCATCTGTTTCCAGACTGAATACCATTCATGGCTAGGCACAGGTTCACTAAACGGGATAACAATGTGCCAGTGCTGGTCATCAGGTGAGTGGCTGTAAGTCGTATAAGCGATGTACTCAAACCCTTGCAGTTTGTCTAACGTATTGTTTAAGGCTTCGCCGTCTAGGTCAGCAACGAATGCGTTGATAGCAATTACGTTCTTGTTACCTCTAAAGCCGTTCTCAACGTAGGTAACAGGGCTGTATAGATGCCCCTTGTATTTGTCCTCACGCTGGGCATGATGTGAGAGCAGGCTTACAAAGCTAGACCAATCATCTGCGTATGGCTTGGGTCTGTTGTCCTTGACTGACCACCATTTAACTGCGTACATAGGTCAGACCATAGCACTTGTTATACGGAATGTCTAGCCTAATCTGGTTAGATTTGCCGTGATTCTATCTAGGGCTTTCCTGTATTCTGCGTTGATTTTAGGGGACATTGCTTCAATAGTAGGCCAGAAGTAATAACCTTGATTGCCTGCGCCTAGCTTTGGCGAGCGATTAGGGAACTGCTTTAATCTGTTGGAACCAAATTCAGAGCCAAAGAATACGTCACCCCTAGTGACCTTGCGCTTGCGCCTGCGGTTAGGGCGAGATTGAGATACAAAGGCAGCAGACCCGGCAAGACGGATTACTGGCACACGGTCAGGTCTAGCCCTGAAGCCCTTAGCTGACTCCATTGCTTGTCTAGGGTTAGGTGCGTAACTAGCATGAGATTGAACCTCAGTAACAACTTGACCAATCAACTGAACTGAAGCTGCGCGAATCTCTTTATTAAACATTGGGTCAGCTTTAGCCCATCGAGCTAGTGCAGGGTATAAACCCTCTATCTCGATTTGAACAGATGCGCTCCCGGCGCGACCTGATAACAACTTACTGATTGCCACTATGTCCCCTGACTATTACGCCAGCGCAAGTACATACTCATAGTAAAAAGCATACGCTCAGATTCTTCCATTAAAACTGACGGAGCAATGCCAGTTTCACAGGATAGATAAGCCAAATACCAATGTTGGGATGAGTCACCCAACCCAGTTATTTTGGGCTTTCTTCACTCGCTTCAATAGTTTCGACTTCATCGCACCATTCTTCAAACGTAAGTTTTGTCTTACCCTTACGTTGTAGCCAGTGCCATGCAAGCCACAGTAAGTCAGTGATTCTAAAATCTGATTCTAGAGAGGCAACGCTTTTAGTGAACTTGTCCTCAAATGCAACAAGGTCACGAGCAGTAGCTGATACCTCTTCGACTGACTCATCGTTAAAAGTTACGCGCAGGTTGATTTTCATGCTTAGACAGTCCCGCGCAGAATAGTTCCTGAGGTTGGCCACGATACCGAAAGCGTAGCTATATCGCCCACTGAGCTTGAAAATGGACTATATGAATTTACCAAGCAAATTGCGGTATATGCCGGATTTGTAGAATTGACAGTTCCAGAAGTTGGAGCAATCACAACAGTAGCCAAAGTGTTAAGCAATGGGAACAGTGTTGCATCTACTGATGCTGCACCAAAGTCTTGCATGAATTGAAGTGTTAGAGAACCAGACTTTAGACCACCAACACGGGTGCGGAATTCGCCACCAAATGCAGTTGTTTCTAGATCATCTGATTCAATAGCGAGTTCAACGCTGTTTAAGTTTGTAGAAAAGTTTGTGCCGTTGATTGTTACCTTGTAATCGGTGGCTGCGAATTTCGCCATTGTGTGTTGCTCCCTTAGTCTGCGTAGCAGAGAACTAGGAACTCTGCTGCTAAATAGTTTACTTCACCGACTGAGATTGTGGCATACGCTCTCATATCGGTAACTCTTAAATCATACACTTTCCCACCGAGTGTTTTATCTCGCTCAATAGCCAACTTGATACTGGATGTACCTGTGCTGGAACAGAAAGCATCTATGGCATTTTGGGCTGATCTCTCAGCTACGCGACCAACTAGAACTACGACTGTAAACGTGTAGGTCTGCATTCCTCTGTTAAACGTGTCATCAAAGGAAATAGAGTCAGGCTGAACTATGGCAATCGGTGGACTTGGGTTATCAGGCATGACGGCTGCTGTGCGTAGCCCGGTAATGCTGGCAAGGTTAGTAGCAATCCCTGTGCGGATTTCAGATAGTAGAGCCATTAGGCAAAGTTTCTGACACGGCGATACGGAGCTACTAACTGCGCAACGTCTGGGTCAATGTCACGGGTTACCGAGATGGCTCCTAAATCTCCAAAGCCTGCAACGCCCAAAGGACTGTCAAGCCGTTTGAAAATTCTGCTGGCTTGAATAATGCAAGCCTGAGTAATTGCAATAGGCACAGATGCCCAGCCAAAGACTGCGGTTACTTTAACAAGTGCCTGCTCAACTTCTACTGGGAACAAGTAATTTTCAACAGCGCGAATGCGTGTGTATGGCACAGCCAGTCCATCTACGTTGCCGTTAAGTGGTTCTAGCTGATAGTCAATAGGTGACCAAGTTGTGTCAAAGACACCATCGCCGGCAGATGAGGTTTGCAGAACTATGGCAGTTCCTGAAATGTCATCAGTCTGAACAATGAAAGAATCATCAGCTGCGTATAATCGCGTAGCAGTTCCAGATGAGTAGAAGTATCGGGCAGCGTGTCCATCTATTGCCCGTGATGCTGATTCAACTGCCATCTCTAGCAGGCTGTCATCTACGCTATCTGAAATGCGTAATGCTGCTTTAACCTGTGTGAGGGTGGCGTAGCCATTTGTGATTGCCATGTAACTCCTAAGTCTTGTCTATTCTACTTGCTTGTAGAAGCAATACATCTTGAAGATACTGAGCAATGGTAGACCTTGCCTTTACATCACAAGGAACGAAGTGACCAGCGTAGGCATAATCAACGTCAATGCTTAGAGTGCAGTCATAGGTTGCCCCAGCTACTGCGGTTCCAATCCAGAAACACCAATCTTCATAAGGTGAAATTCTTTGATCAAAAGTATTCTCATTCCAGACCCACCGCCTAACAGGTGAACCACAAGGAATCATGTTTGCTTGCAGACTCAGTATCTGTTCAGCCGTGACATTAGCTGGTGTCCAGATTTGCCCGGTGTCGTACTGGAAACCTAAAGCCAAAACGTCAGCCTCACAAGTATCTAACTTGTCTAAAGCATGTGGTCGGTATCTATCGTCAATCCCAATCCAAGCAATCCATTCTGTGTCACAGTATTCAAAGCCAAGATTTAACATGTCGCTAAAAGCAAAATCATCAAACCAAGGAACTACGGTAACTCCGTCTAAGTCATAGTCAGATTGTTTTATATCAACATAAAGAACTAGAACTATTTTGTCTGGCTTTCTCTTAAGCGATCTAACAGAATCAAGCCAGCCCTTTATGTGTTCAGGGTAACTATGGCAAACACCAACTACACCTACTGTTGTACTAGTTTCCAAAATGTATCGCCTGCCTTATCTATCATGTGGCGCAGTGCATCAGCATCGTGCCAATCTTCAACGCTAGTAATTCCTACGTTCTCGTTAGTGTGAATCCTGCAACCTGAAAGCACCGCTTCCATAACTGCGCGACACTCTGACTCAAATGCTAAAGGCAAATGAACAAACCACTCGCACCTAGCCATTGCATCAAGGACTTGTTCACGCGGTACATCTGTCAGAGCTTTGAACTCGTAGCCTGCCTGAGCTGCCCAAGCATGAGCGCGTAGCTGACCTTTTAACGGGTGACTCCTAGCAGCCCATAAAGCAAACGGTTGCTTATCCATGTGATCGTGACACTTGTTGGTGTCGAAGTAACTTAGAACCTGCGCTGTCTTGCGTGGCTTACTCCAAGATAATTCTTTGCGCATGTGTGCCGGGGTATGAGTTACGAATAAGCGAGAGCCACGAATCAAAGCGTTAAGTCCAGCGCGTGGGGTTTGTAAGTGATGCACAAATACGAACGGGTCATACTCAGCCAGTCTGTATAACTGCTCATCTGTGAACGCATCTGTGCCTGTGACAATGACTGAATCGAATTGGTGTATGTCATGTGTATCGAATGTGTATGGCGTGACAATCTCGATCTCATAACCCAGAGGTGCTTGCATACGGTATTCGTAGTCTGACATTTCAGCCCCACCTGCAAACTGCCCCGTGAATAGTCCTGTGGGACTCACAGAGCCATTCTCAGCCACGTTAGGCGCATTCTCTATGTGATGCGTGTACCAGCCGATTTTCATGCTTAGAGTCGCTCGTAGGCTTTAGTATCTAACACGGCTAGAACAGGCTTCCAGTGTTCCTCAAAGACGGTATCCGCGTTATACGCCTTAGCAAACTCTTGAGCCTTTTCTGATCTGCCCCTGCCACGCTGATAAGCCTGCTCTAGTGCATCCACGATTGCTGGAACGCTAGGCATGTGGAACCAAGAGGACTGCGGTGCATCCCATAGCGGTTGCCCGTCAATAAGCCAGCCGTCACCTAGTAGCTCGGTTGAAGCTGCAAAGTCGCTAATGATTACAGGTGTGCCACAGGCTTGCGCTTCAATAGTCGGAATACCAAAACCCTCACCGTATGAGGTGGCAAGCAGAACATCCATCGCCGTGTAGATCGTGGATAGGGTCTGCTGGTCTATGCCGGTGCGGTAGACGTAAGGATCAACAAACTTAAACTTGTCCTCTGGTACTCCACAGGATTGAAGCAACTGCAATAACTTGATGCCACCTAATGCGCCCATCTGATCTGTGTGTAGATAAAGAACAACGTCATCGTGCTTCTGGGCAAACATAGAGAACGCAAGAATGTTCTCACCAAATGCCTTGCGATTAGGACTCACGCCTTTGTTGGCTGCGTTCATACCAACAACAAACTTGTCCTCGCTGATACCTATGTAATCTCTGCCAGTAGTTCCCTTGTGTCGCTTCATTGGCTTAAAGACTGACTCAATGCCGTGTGGCACATAAAGAGATTCGATACCTACGTTCTCAATCATTGCCTGACCGTATTGGCTCATGGCAATAGGTGTTACAAAGTCTTGACGTAACCACTTAGTTACTTCTGGCGGTGCAGGGATGTGATCTATTGGAACCCAGCTAGCAACATTCCAGTCAGCCCATCTAGGGCCTTTGAATACCCATACGTCATAGAGAGTGAAAAGAATGTGACCTTGCTTAGGGTGGCGTGAACTCCAGTCGTGCATGTGTGCAGGAACTACATCGTTTGAATACATGTCTGCGCCACGTTGATAGACGGGCATCCCGTTCCAGTCTGTGTTGCTTCCCTCTAATCCGTAGTTGCTAAAGATTGCAACATCGTGACCAATTTGTTTTAGTCGCTGAGTGACTTGCGCTGTTTGAGTTCCATAACCAGTTGCAGCCCAAGGTGCATTGCTGTTCCATCCGATTGCTAAGGGTTTTGACACAGGCAGTTCCTTTATTCGCAGGTGCTTTGACTTTACATTAAAACACGGTTAAACAAAAGCAGAACCCCACCAAGCCTGCGCTCCCGGTGGGGTTCTACGTTTTTGGGTTTCCTAATTAGGAAGCTGCACCAGCAAAATACTTCACATGTGAAGTCTGGATTAGGTTTCCATCTACGCGCATTGTGGCGCGGAATGTAATTAGGTCGTTCTGGAATGCGTAATCGTCTGAACGATCTAGGCGCAATCCACCAACGGTGCGAGCAAAGTAACTTGGCAAGTGACCAAAGATTACTGACTTCGCGCTTGTTGCTGGAGCTGCCATTGCTGGGTTCTCAAAGATTGGGTAACCAAGCAATAGATCACGAGCATCAGCAGATAGGGATGGGCTGAACAGGTACTGTCCGGCTGAATCCTTTAGCTTACGAACAGCAGCGATTGCCTGAGCATTCATTTGCCATCCTGTACCCGGTAGGGTGCGACCTGCGGTATCAACGCTGTAAACAAGATCAATCATGTTGTCAGCAGTGAATGCGCCAGATACGCCAGTTCCACCAGTGATGCCCGAACCAGCAGCAGTAACGATACCTGTTGGCTGAGTTGTACCTGTTCCAGTTGTTAGTGCGCCATTGACTGCATAGCCAAGTGCGTTACCGGTCTGAGTTGCAAGGAATCCAAGAATGTCCACGCCTGCATCTTCAACCATTTCACGGCTGATCTGAGTTAGGAATGAATACTTGTATGCACCAAGTGTCTTGAATGCGTTGAATGTTGGATCGCTCTCACCGATTAGTGCAGCTTCAGAAGAAACTGTACCTGTGCTGTAAGCACTTAGTGACGGAATCTGCAAGTTCTCTCCACCGGCGGTGTTAAGAATTGTTGAAGTTTCCAGCATTGGGCCAACGTGACGAGCAAGCAGAATTACCTGATCGTAGAAAGAGGTCGGTACTGGTGCGCCAGTTGAACCCTTGGTTACATCGCGCTTCTCGAACGAGTGGGAACGAATCTCACCACGAGCTAGGGAACGGATTAGTTCAGCTTCGTTTACTTCTGGAACAGAAACAACGGCTGGCTTAACTTGTGCTTCAAAACCCTTCATGGCTTCAGCAGCGCGGTTTTCGCGTTCTGCCTGAGCGTTCATAGTTTCGATTACTAATGAACGTGAATCAAGGTCTGCCATGATGCGGTCATAAGTTTGGTTTTCTTCTGCGGATAGATCGCGCTTTTCAGCTGCTGCTGAGTCAAGAAGAGCCTTTGCTTCTTCCCAAGCCTTTGCACGAGCTTCTGCTTGCTGACGGATGTAGTCAGACATAGTGAACTCCTAAAGTGTTTGATTGGATTGGTCTTACGGTTTCTGCGTGGCTCCACGACAGTTGCAACAACGGCGGCTCCGCACAATGCTTATCTAATTATGGCACAAATAAAAACAGACCCAGATGCTTCCCCACATCTGAGCCTGTTCTTTGAAATCATGTTAGCGAGTTTCCTCTGGCTTAACAAGTCGAATCTCTTTAACTGGTTCAACAGTCTTTTGTTCTTCTGGGCAACAATCATTAACAATCGCTTCTGCAATTACATCTGCATAATCTACAAATGCGCCAGACTCAGGATTACCAACTGCGTTCAGTAGGGACTTCTTTACATCATTAACATTCATTAGAAAGCCTTTAACATTAGGTCTAGTTGCTTGCGCTTAATCTCTAGCATGTCCACTTCACTTGGTTTGTCTGCGCGTAACTTCTGCACAACTTCTGAGATTAGATCAGCGTGTGAATCGTCTAGAGTTTCGCCGGCTTCTAGCTTTAGGATCGCATCGCTAAGAGCATCAACATCAACGGCTGTGCGCTGTGCCAAAATGTCTAACGAACGAACGGTTGCAGTTGTTGCTTCATAGGCTGGGAAGCCAGTCACGATAGAAACCTCATGCAGTCTTACCTGATGCAGTTCACGAGTTGCGCCATCTTGACTCCAAGCATCACCCTTTGGTGGAACGCTGAACCCAAATGACATGCTGGATACATCGCCACGCTTCATAAGAACCGACAAGTCGCGCCCTGCGGTTGTGTCTGGCAGTTCAGCCTGAGCTAGTAGACCGCGTGAATCCTCAGTTAGTTTCAAAGTTCCTGCACGAGTTGAGCCTAGAACTACGTCTGTGTTGTGGTTCATAAATAGCTTGATTTCGTTGCGCGACTTTAGAGAACGCTTGAATGCACCCTCACGGATTACCTCTGTAAACGGTAGCGGTTCTGACGGGCTATTGAACACGGCTGCATAACCAGTGAAACTCATGCCATCGCTAGATGCTTCCCCGTTACGAACATCAAACTCAACGGTATTAACTCGGCGTTCTACATTGGTGGTCATTGACTGCCTTTCATCCTTGTTTAAGTTTAACGCTATTGTGCGCCACTTCTCATTCTGTAAATCGTTAGCGGTACGTTCCTCAGCGCGGATACGTTCTACTACGCCTTGTGCGTATTCCAAAGCGCGTTGCGCCTGTCGTTTGCTTGGGCCTGATCCCCAAAGTAAATGAGCAACCACGCCTGCGCTTGGGTAGTTATCAGAGTCAGGGTTTGCATCTGGTGAATCAAGATCGCCTAAGTGACGAGCAATCCACGCAGCAATCCGAATCCACTTATCATCTGAAACTTGACCATCTGCCATAAGCCGGGCTTCACGAATAGTGCGCTCAACTAAGCCATCGCCACCAAAGCCCTCAGCATTAAGTTCTAAGCCACGCCTTGCAGCTGACCGCATGTAGGCAGGTGCATCTTGATTTATAGCGCGTGAATCATCCTCATCGGCATCCATGTCATCATCTGACTGCCAAGCGTTGCAGTAGTAACCGCCATCAACAAAGTCATCCCACTTCTCGCACCATGCTTTGTCACCTGCTTCATTCACGCGATCTTCGTCATAGAACATGCAGTTGCCACAAGCGCGACCCTCTGGGACATCCTCGGCTAGTGCTGGTCTGTAATTATCAGGAAGTTCGCGGTACATGGTTTTCATAGGTTTTGCTTTCTTGTGTTTCTTTCGCTCACCGCCGGGTTCCATGTCCTCAGCTAATGACACGGCAATCATCTGATCTATCGCATCCTGCTTGGTTGTATGGCATCCAATAACTTCGCCATCGTCTTTAATAGTTGCCCATCCTGAACAACCTTCTGCGCTATCTGTTATGAAATATGGCATTAGTAAAGTGTCTGCCTTAACCAAGAGATTGAATGAGAACCTGAAGAAGAAATTGCATAAAGTGATTCACCCGGGTTCATAGTTAATTCAATGCTATCCAATTTCAACAATTGCAAACCATTGGCACTTGTAACACCTTCATTGCCCAAGTAAATGCTGTTCGTATTATCCATGTTATGAATGTGCAGGCGTGATGGATTTGGTGAAATGCCATCTACCAATTGACGAGTAGTCCCAATTGTTTGTTGCCCAGATGTAATCGCCATCAAAATCCTTAGAGCATTAGAAGCAAGTCTGCTTCATCTTCTAGTATTGACCATTCTACTTGCGCTTCAACGCTAACAAAGAATGCTGGACTTAGTGCAGAAGTTGTAGCCGTAATTGTTGCAGGCATTCTTACAGGTCGCGCTGGTGGTGTTTCTACAATTACAGGCGTTGGTGGTTGCGGTGCAGGCTCAACCTTTGGTTGGCGTAACGGTGGCGCAGGGTAAGGGCGATTAGAACCGTAGCCCGGTATCTCTGGCTCTGGCGGTGTTGGCGGTATAACAGTTGCAGTTGCTGTTGCATCTAGCGATCCAAGAGAACCCATAAATACGGGTTTGATTGTAGGCAAGCTGTTTGCAGTTGCGTTTATTGCACCTAGTTCAGATGCAGCCGTTGCAATGTGCGTGACTGTTGCGCTGACAGAGTTAGCAAGATCACCAAGCGGAGCATCTAAAAGAGGAAGTATTTGTGGAATAGTTGTAGCTGTGGAATTTATAGCCCCAAGTGATGCAGTAGATGAAGCGGTGTGGCTTACCTCTGAAATGCTTGAACTGGTCAATGCGCCTAAAGAACTTGATGCAGATGAAACCTTTACAACGGTTGATTCAATGCTTGCGCTTAGACCATTAAGACTTGCAGAACTTCTGGCTAACTGAGTAAACGTGCCGTCATAAGTAGATACGGCTGAGTCATAAACTAAGTCACCTACGTTATAGACAGAGTTGCCACCAACGGCAGATGCATCTAAAGCGCGTTGATCTAAGACCATCTGCGCAAGTCGCGCTAAACGGTCAAGGTCTAATACAAAGTCACTGAGTTCTGATGAACTCATGTCTTAGCTCGCTAGTGTAAGCGAAGTTGTGAACGCGCCTGAAGTAATCGTGTAGGTATCGCCTGCGGTGTATGGGTTACCTGTGATCGTTCCAGAGAACAAGAAACTGCCAGCAGTTAATGCATCCCAGCAACTGAAGTGAGTTGCATCTTGTGAACCGCTAATGTTTGTCCACGATACGTCAGCATCAGAAGCAATAGAACCAGCAGAAGCACCAGCGAAAGAAACGGCCTTGCGCGTTGTTTCTGTTGCAGGGTCAGCTGTGCCAGCAGTGCCGGGATCGCCAATGTGTAATTGCACATAAACATTTGTTACGGCGTAGGCGGTGTTATTTCCTAAAGCATTCAGCAAACTATTTGCTAAGTGTGCGCTCATTCCAGTAGCCATTAGCCCTCAACTCTTTCAGTAACAGTAACAATTTTGCCATCGTCATCACGTTCAACGGTTCTAATAGTTGTGCGCTGTTGTGGTGCTTCAACAGTGATGTTAGGCGGTGCAACATTTATCACGGCTGGCGGTACATTGACAATAGTTTCTGGCATCTGCACGTTTACATCGTGTGTACGTTGAACGTCATAAACAGACTCTGGTGCTACTGGGTCAATCTGTGCTACTTGTTGCAACTGTGTAGACGGAACGCCTGTGTGATCTATTGCAGGCAGACTTAGAGCAGCCAGAACGCCAGCAGGATCGAACCCAGAATAAATAAGTTTCTGAGCCATCGTGACACGCTTGTCGGTTTCAACGAGTGAAGCAGCACCCAAATCCACGTTAGCCAAAGGAACACGATAAACGTCACCACCTGTAACAGGTCGCAAATCCTCGAATCTTCTAATGTCATTGACTGAAAGGAATCCTGCCTGTGAACCTATTGAGTAGCCATTCATTCTTGTAGCAAAGTCACCGCGCAGTAGACCATCTACATTAAAACGAATAAACGCGCTGTCTGGAAGCAGTGCGCTGTAAGCATCTTCAATCTTAGCGACATAAGGGCGCAAGGTATGAGTTACGAAGTTAATGTTGTTCTGCTCGACAGATGCATAAGACATTGCACCGGGAGTAGTAATACCGATCATGTGTGGTGGAACTCTAAAGATACGAGCTACTTCTTCAATCGCTAACTTGCGACTGTCTAGCATCTGGGCTTCATCTGGGTTAATGCCAGTCTTTACAAACTTTGCGCCACCTGTAAGTAGTCCAGTCTTATGCGCTTTCTTGTAACCCTTGTGGCGTTGGTCGAATCCGTCAATCAGTTGCTTAGCTTGATCGCTGTTAAGTCCCATTGGCGTTTCAATGATGCCCTGAGTAGTTGCACCCTGACCAAAGAATCTGGCAGCGAATGACTGCAAGGCACTAGATAGACCTAGATTGTCTTTTAGTTCAGTAACTCTTGACATACCGCGCAACTCGCCAGCCTTGCGCATTTCAGTAATCTGAATCATGTCGCGCTTGCTTACTGGTTCTTCTTGGTACTCGTCAATGATGTATTCGATTTCACGAGTCAGTTTGTTTCGTGTAACTCTTACGCGGTAAGGGTCAACAACAACTAGATTCACAACATCGCCACGATTATCACGGAATACACGAACGAAAGCGTTGCCGTCTAGCAATAGGGAAATAAGAACTTGCTGGTAATGCTCAGAGCGCAACAGGTCTACGTCTGGTCGCTGTACCCAACTAGGCTGTGGGCGATAAGGAACGCGGTCACCATCACGTCGAATAAAAGAATCAACTGGAAGCGTTGAGATAGTGTCAGAGATTAAAAGTACACAAGCATAGAAAGCATTTATCTTCATAGCTTGGAACTGATCTATGTTTGCACCAGATTCAGTTGTGAAAGCAAATGAATCACCTGCGCCCCAGATTGACTGGAAACTAATTGCGCGTTCCTCTTTATTACCGCCGGTCAAATTTCCAAGCATTACTTGCCTTTCTCAAATGCGATACCGACAAGCAAAATACTTACGCCAG